AGCCATAGCTATTATGAGGGACGGGACTAATGCAAGAAACTACAGCGAAGCCAAAGAGGCGAAACAAATAGCTGTCAGGGCGATGGAAAAGCAGATACCGGAAAAGCCTGTATACACTTGCAACAGGGAGATAATACACTGCCCTAGCTGCGATTATGACTTGATGGGCGGTGTGGGTAACGATGAAGAGATCATACATTGCTGGAACTGTGGGCAGAAACTTGATTGGTGAAATAAAAATTGACACAGGAGGGAGTGATAACATGGCGCATCATTACAAAAGCCACTGCAAACAGTGCTACGCTTATAAGCATTGCAGTAAGGTAGAAGAGAGAATGACCTATGTTGCATGGTGGAACAAGAACGGCCAGCCTATCGGCATGGGAAATCATGATTGTTTCGAATCACCGGAAGAATTCAGAAAAAGCTTAAAGAGTAAACAGAATCTTATCTTGTAAGAAACGGAGGAACCCAAAATGGACAAGAAAGATGGAAGCGCCCGCCGGGCCGGATATGCTACGGCATAAATGAACACAAGATAAAAGCACCTGAAAGGAGAACGCTATATGCGGAATGCGGACATGGGGTATAAAGATTATGGATTGAGCAAAGGGGATGTCATAAGAACAAAGGAATATTGCAGAAAAGCCGATGCAGCTAAAAAGGACATTATAATGACTGTGATACACGCCACAAATCCACAGATATCGGAACAGTTATATAATTCTCTTGTTCACCGCATGAGCTATGAACGGCTGAACAAAACGAAATATATACCTATGTGCGACAGAAGCTTTTATGGGTGGAGAAGGAAAGTGATATTTGAACTGCATTGTCTGATAAGCGACAAATGATAAAAGGGGAAAATTAATCCCCTTTTTTGTTGCGTAAATGTGTACAGAAAAAATACCCGAAAATATTGTAAAATATAAAGAGATGCTGATATGCTTTCGATGAATAAGGAGCTGATAATATGGCAAAAGGAAAATACGATAAGTGGTTAGAGCCAGATGGGTTACTACTTCTAGAAGCGTGGGCGAGGGATGGATTAATTGATGAGCAGATTGCCCACAATATGGGAGTTTCCATTAGAACTCTTTCAAATTATAAAGAAAAGTACTTGCCAATTTTGCATGCCTTAAAAAGGGGAAAAGAAGTAGCCGATATTGAAGTCGAGAATGCTTTGCGGAAACGGGCACTTGGGTTTGAATATACCGAAGTAAAATTGAAATATGAGTATGATGATTTAGTTGAACGAACCGAAACGGTTAAAATAGTTCCTCCGGACGTAGGAGCAGCAGCTTTCTGGCTCAAAAATAGGCGTCCCGATAAATGGAGTGACAAAAAAGAAGAGTCCGCAACCGGAGGTGTTACTATTGTCAACAATATACCAAGATCAAATCCTCCTGACTGATATTATTGCACCACCTTTTTATGATCTGCATTGGGACATAGTTGATGGCAAGCATACATACTACGATTTGTATGGCGGCCGAGGATCAACCAAATCATCAGTAATATCAATTGAGATTGTTCTTGGGATGATGGACGATCCAGCGGCAAACGCGGTCATATTCCGTAAGTATGCTGTAACTATCGGAGAATCGGTATTTGAGCAGATGCAATGGGCTATAGATGCGCTAGGAGTGTCAGACTTGTGGCAATCACGCACAAGCCCGTACAGATTTGTCTATAAGCCCACCGGCCAGCGGATAGTATTCAGAGGGTTGGACAAGGCAAAGAAAACAAAGTCGCTGAAAGCCAGCAAGGGATACTACAAATACCTTTGGTTTGAGGAGCTGGACGAATTTGCCGGACAAGAAGAAATAAGAATCGTCCAACAATCAGTATTGCGTGGTGGTCCGAAGTTTGTTGTGTTCAAGTCATTTAACCCACCGGTCAGCAAAAGCAATTGGGCAAACATGTATGTCAATGAGCCGAGGGAAGACAGTTACCGGCATAAGAGTGATTACAGATCGGTACCGGTTGAATGGCTTGGGCAACAATTCATTGATGATGCAGAGCATTTGCTAAAAACCAATGAGAAAGCCTACAGACATGAATACCTGGGCGAAGCGGTAGGGCTTGGAACAACGATATTTGAATTCCTGGATGTTAGAAAAATTTCTGACGACGAAATATCACGAATGGAAAGAATATATCAAGGCCAGGACTGGGGATGGTATCCCGACCCCAAAGCATTTATCCGAGTGGCATACAATCGCAATCAGGAAACAGTTTTTGTCATTGACGAAATGGGCGGTTGTAAAATGCGTACCGCCGACATGGCAAAAAAGATCAAAGAGAAAGGATATGATGATTATGAAATCCGCTGCGGCGTGGATGAGCCGGAGCATATCAAAGATTTCAGAGATGCAGGACTTCCGGCCAGAGCGGCTAACTGCGGACCAGGCAGTGTTAAATATACTTTCGAGTGGCTGCAATGCAGAAAGATTGTTATTGATCCAGCGAGAACGCCAAGGGCTTACAAAGAATTTATCAATTACGAACACGAAGTTGACGGAAACGGCGAGATTATAGCCGGTTATCCGGACAAGGAAAATCATTGGATTGATGCGGTGAGATACGCCACGAGTCCAATATCCATGAGAAGGGGGAATAGTGCATAATGTTAAAAAGTATAGAGGTTTTGGGAATGGAAATACCGATAGGTAGAATCGTTATGATCAAGGTTGTATCCGAAGGAGTAACGATTGATTTCAGGGAAGTAGATGGTGGGGACGATATGAGATTGGCGGTTCCGCTTCGCGCCGTCAGGTTTATTCATGATTATGAGAAAGAAAAGAAGTCTACACGTGAAGAAATGGAAAAAAACTTTAGGGAAGCATTTGAACGATGGGGATGCCCGCGATAAGGTGAGGACAAATGGGAATTATGACAACTATAAAAAGATGGATAGGCCTGTTGTTTAAGCAGCACGCAAAAGATACATTCGACGTCAATGATATTACATCGGATGCAATGCATTCTAGTATCCAGCGATGGGTGAACGTATACAGCGGCAACCCGCCGTGGTTGAGTGATGATATCCGCACTATCAATTTTGCCAGAGCTGTATGCACGGAAACAGCCAGACTTGCCACGCTGGCTATCGGAATCGCTATAGAGGGTTCGGCGAGGGCGAAGTGGATACAGGAGCAAATAGACAGCGTATATTTTAAAATACGAGCATGGGTCGAATACGGCAGCGCCTACGGTACAATCATCCTGAAACCAAACGGAGAAACGGTAGATATATTTACTCCGGACATGTTTTTTGTCACGGACGAACGCAACGGCGATATCTGGGGAGTTGTTTTTCTTGACAAAGAAGTTGAGGGAGATAAATATTATACCCGGATGGAATACCACAGATTTGAAGAATTTGAGGATGCCGAAAACTATGCAATCACAAACAGGTGCTACGTGGGCGACAGCGAAAAGGATTTAGGCAAGCCTGTCAGCATAGATGATACGCCGTGGAAAGGTCTGCTGGAAGAGGCAACCATAGCTGGGTTAGAAAGGCCGCTGTTTGGCGTGCTGCGGATGCCACAGGCTAACAGCATTGATATTGATAGTCCACTTGGAGTACCGATATTTTCAGACGCTATAGAAGAAATGCGGGATTTGGATATAGCGTACAGCCGCAACGCTACAGAGATTTTTGACAGCAAGCGCACTGTTCTCCTTGACAGTGACAGGCTTATGCCGGGTGGCGATAGAATATCCAATACAACAGAAGGATTCAGGCGCGAGAGGGCGAAGCTGGAGCTTCCGGACTATATCAAAAATGTGTATGGTACCGGCATTGATGATTTTTACCAGGAGATCAATCCAACATTGCAAACAGATACGCGTTTGGTTGGAATTAATTCCCTGCTTTCACAAATTGGTTATAAATGCGGCTACAGTAACGGATATTTTGTATTTAATGAGGCTGGCGGGATAGTGACGGCCACCCAGATAGAAGCCGATCAGCAGCGGACCATTCAGCTGATCAAGGACGTACGAGATAAGTTGGAAAGCTGCCTTGACGGAATGATATATGCGCTGAATGCTTTCGCCGACTTATATAATCTATCACCGGTGGGAGCGTATGAGATAACCTATGACTTCGGAGATATAACATATAGCCGGAACGAGGAAAGAACAAGATTCTACAGCTACGTGGTGCAAGGCAGATATCCATTCTGGAAGTACTTAGAGAAATTCGAGGGGATACCGGAAAAAGAAGCTAAGGAATTGGAACGAATGGCACAGGTGAGCGAACCGGAAGGATTGGAGGATGAATGACAGTAAATATACTCGGAACATTATACACAATTAAAATTGATGTAGATCCAGAGGTAGACAAAGAATTGGACGGAAACTTCGGTTATTGCGATATGCTCAAAAAGGAAATTGTGATTGCTGATTTGACTAAATGTGGTAACTGGAAGAACGAACCACAGAAATCCATGATTACGCAGAACAAAGTGACCATGCGGCACGAAATTATCCATGCATATTTGGCAGAAAGCGGATTAAGGGGAAGCTCCAATGATGTCAAAGCGTGGGCGCTGAATAAGGAAATGGTAGATTTGATAGCGCTTCAATTTCCCAAGATTTTAAAATCATTTAAGGAGGTTAAAGCAATATGAAAATGAAAAAAATAACAACAATTGTAACAGAAGAATTTAACGAAAATGGGGAAGTGATAAGCCGAACAACAAAAACTACCGTGGAAAGTGACGACGGTTATATCTGTCCGCAATATCAATATCGTCCTATATTTCAAACTATAGAGCCATTCACCGCGACGACACGGTATGAACAGCAATGTAGAAACAGGTGTGATTAAATGTTATATCCGGACTACCTGCTCCGGGTGTCGGAGTCGTCAGAAGAAATAGCAAGTGAATTGCACGCCTACATATTGTCCCAAATTGTTGAGCGCATAGTCATAAGAATTGGCCGCGGCGACGATTATATATTTACGCCGCGGGATTATAGCCAGGTATCCATATTGCAGGAATCAGGAGAATTAATAGAAGATATTACGGCAGAGATCGCAAAATTGACTAAACTGCAAGAAAAGGAAATACTGGCCGCCATGAATGAGGCTGGTGTCAAAGCACTTGAGTACGATGATAAGGTATATGCGGATGCCGGATTATCGCCCATTCCATTACAGCAATCACCATACTTGACAAGAGTGATCGAGCGCGGATATAACGCCACGGCGAACGAATGGGAAAACTTTACGAGAACGACAGCACAGGCCGCACAGCAGACGTTTATCAAAGCGGTAGACAAAGCCTACACCTTAGCTGTTTCGGGGGCCGTATCAACCTCACAGGCGGTCAGGGAAGCAGTTAATGAAGTTGCTAAAGATGGCGTGTATATAGAATATCCGTCTGGCAGAAAAGATACAATTGAAACCGCTACGCTACGAGCAGTAAGAACAGGGATAGCCCAAATGTCCAGCGAAATAACGATCACACGGATGGAAGAAATGGAATGGGATATTATCTTGACATCTGCGCACTTGGGAGCAAGAACCGGTGATGGCGGGGAAAACCCGAGCAATCACGAATGGTGGCAAGGGCGATTTTTCTCACGATCTGGAAAAAGCGATTTTCCTGATTTTGCAGAATCAACAGGATATGGAACAGTGACGGGATTATCAGGGGTAAATTGTCGGCATTCATTTGGGCCAGGTGATGGAAAACACAATCCATTCAAAGATATTGATACCGAAGAGAGCAGAAAGGTCGAAAAGTTGAACAAGAAACAACGCGAACTGGAAAGGCGGATTCGAAAGACAAAACGAACAGTCATGACGCTCAAGGCAGCTATTGACGCTTGCAAAAATGAACAACTTAAATTCGAATTGCAGCAGGATTACAACAAAGAGTCTTATCTCTTGTCAGAGCAAAACAGGGCATATCGGGATTTTAACGAGGAAAACGGACTAAAGAGTCTTAATGATCGCTTGCAAATAGCCGGATGGGACCGTGAACAAGCGGCAGCAGCACGAGGCGCAGCGACACTATACAAAAACGCAAAGGAGAAATGACAGAATGGACACAATGAATCTGATATTAGGCGCAGCTGGTGGAATAATTGTGATTGGCGGGGCGATAACCGTGGTATGGAATTGGCTAAGTCCGGCCGTGAGGTTTGGCGATCGTGTGAAAAAGTTGGAAGAAAAGCAGCAAAACGACTACAAACGATTTCAAAAAACGGACAAAACACAATCGCTGTTATGCCAAGGCATGATAGCCTTGATTGATAACCAAATAACCGGAAACAATATCGATGGATTAAAAAAGACAAGGCAGAATATGATCGAACATCTCGCAGAAAAATAAGGAGCCTCTTACTTTGAAAATATACACCTTCACTGCCCCGGAACTGGATTATTTACGGAGCAAATGCAATTTTACAAAGGAAGAGCAATATCTATTCGAGCAACGAAGCCTGAATTATACCATTGAAGAAACGGCAGAAAAAATGAATGTAAGTATATCAACTGCGAAAAGAATCAGCCGCAGAGTTAATGAAAAAGTTGTGCGCATCAAAAACAACATGATACTTTTTTGAACCTTTGATGAACTTTCAGAGGTTCTTTTTTTGTGTGATAATATAACCACAAAGTAATAAATGAACGTGAAAGCATGGAGGAATTACATGAATTATTCTTTCGAGAATGGGACGATAACCAGTTATCCGACCCGTGTAATAGCAGGTAGAGATATCTTAGAGCTTCAAGCCAGTCAGCGGGTCTTGATTGGACATACACTTGATTACTGCAATGAACTTGAAGCGACGCTAAACGAGGCAATATCAAAGGCAGAAGGGTTTTATAACCGTCTTGTGGAATTGGGCGACATCGTGCCGCCAAAGTCAGCAGAAGAGTTATTGCAGGAGCAGGCAATACAGCAACAAGAGATCAATGCGACACTTTTGGCAACCATTCAAAAGCTATCTGACAAAATAACCAAAATGGAGGAAAAAGATGGACTTAAATTCGTTGGTGAGGACAGTAAGCAAAGTGAGCAAAAACGCAGCAGCAAGGATACAGTCAAACCCCGAAAGCAAACAGATGCTTGATCAGGCTATTCAAGGCGCAAAGCAGTTCGGGAGTAGCGAAGAGGGATTGTATAGAGCTATTGATGCCGTCGGTGGTGCGCCTATGGTCAATAGGATATCAACTATACTGGATCGCAATCCCGCCGTCAAAATAGCCGTTAATGGCATTTTATCGAGCAACGGCCTAAGTCTTAACAAGATAAAAGATCGATTCCAGGAATCGCAATATAGACAAGCGCCATCTAATTTCAGCGCAAACCAATCTTTGCCCACGCGGCAAGTAGGCACTCCGGTAAATTCGTATCGCGAAAAGCTAGATAGGATGAAATGAAATCGATGTTTACAGGCTTTTGCCTTTAACATAAAAAATTATGAAAGGAGATAAAAACATGGCAAGTTATAGTATTGAAAATGATAGCATCGGCGGCGGTGGCTTAGGCGGCTTGGGATTTGGTGGTGGTGGAATTGGATTCCTGATCATCATCCTTCTGTTCTTCGCTTGTTTCTCTGGCGGCGGATTGTTCGGTGGACGTTGCGGCGAAGGGCATAACCATGATCGCGACTTCGATGAAGTTCGAAGCCGATTGGTTAATCCCTGTGGCTGTGTAAGCAATTGTCAGATTGATAAGGATGTTGTCACGTCCAGGGATGCCGGTATCATCGAGCAGAACAAAATTTACGAAAAGAATCTGGAAAGAAAGCTGATCGAGAAAGACATGGTTATCCAGGAGCAGAAGAATCAGCTGTTTGTTAGCGGCATGTTCGCAGAGCTTCAGGAGAATCTGAACGCTAAATTCGGCTGTCTGGAAAAGGAGATCGAGCGTAAACCAAACGCAGTGCCGCATTTTGTAAAAACGGTCGATTCTTGTGTACAGCCACAACTGAACTGCTTTGACAGATTCCGTGAATTTGGCGGCCGCGATAGAGGCCGGGATGATGATTGCGGCTGGTGCTAATACCAGAATTGAATAATTCGTTTTGCCGTCGTAAAGGCTTCACAGGGCGGCGTAATGTCGCTCTGTTTTTTTAGGAGGTGAATAAATGCCATTGTTTCAAGTTTTAGGGTTGCTATACGCCGGGACGCTAATTGAGAATCCGGAAAAAAGAAAGAAATTTATAGGAATCATAAACGGCGCAAGCGTAAGTATTGAAAAAGCTGTGAATGGATTCATGGGTAAAGGCGGTGTTGCGGATGAATCGACCGTGGTTTCGGGCGAGGAAACAACCGATTACAGATAACGAGATTGCTATACGCAGCTCCATTGGCGCTTGGTGGGGATCTCTTTTGACTGCTGCAATTCTAACCGTAGCGGTAAATAATATGTTAATCAACATGAGAACCCTTGAGTTGACAAAAGAAAATTTGGAAAACACAAGGCGCAATGCTTCGAATACTGCCGAAATGATCGAGCAACTCAAACAAATAAATCAAAAAATTTAAAGGAGAATCAAAATGAGTGCATGCAAAAATTGCTTCACGAAACTTGTATCAACCACCATCGCTGTAGTCGGTACAAATTTACAAATCACTGTAACCGGCCCCACGGCCTTGGAACCAAGCACAAAATACTGCCTGGTGTTAACATCCCCGTTGCCAGAGGCCGGAGAAAGCCTTCCTGTTACAATATTATTGTCAGGGGGAACCGTCGCTATCCCGTTGCTTAAGACTGTTTGCAGGATCACAACGAGCTGCGGAAAAACAGCACAATGCACGTTTGGCGATCAGGAGTTCGGGATTGATCTGCCGGAGCGCGGCCGGACAAGAATCCCGTTGTATTTGAATAACAACATGGCCGATTTCTTTGACCTTCGCGGAGTGGAACATTTGCGCAGATGCCGGGAGGTGTAAACTATGCCTTACGATAATCCCAATATGGCCGCCGGTCAAGGATATGCCAATATGGACATGTCTAAAATATTAGAAAAAATCGACGAAGTTTTGCTTTTCAACAAAAAGTTTAATGACATTTCAATGAAGATTTGCCAGAGCATGGGATACAATGGATTGAAGCGCAAGCACCGGAGAAACGTGCGCTATTATACAAACTGCCATCTGGATCACGAAAATGAATCGTTTGACAAATATCGCACTGTGCTCATGGTTGACACGCCCACGGTCCAGTACAAGCCATCCGACATTATCGACCATTTGAAAAAGTGGGATATGCAATTAGCCGAAGATATAAAAACGCTTGGAATGCTGAATAATGCCTATCGTGCTATTTCCGGCAAAGACAATTGTATCATCGACAGCGCCATGTCTCACATGGCAAAGAATTATGAAAAAACTGGAAGATGGTATGCACGTTTTATGGAAACCAAAAGCGCCCATGATATGCACGATCTTGATGATGCCATTCATGCAAAAGAAAAAGCGAAAGAAGAAATCGAAATGCAAGGAATGTATCATCATTAAGGCGGCGATTATATGGATAAAAAATGGAAAAAGGTTGCGAAAGAAAACCTCGAAAGCCTTAAAAATGTTGACCCGGACAAGGCCAGCAAAGATCAATACCTGCTATATGCCGCCAGCATAGCCATGCTAGATCATGCCGAGCAACAAAATGAATCCGTTCAATTCAAACCAGAAAACGCCGACGATAAAACTGCTTACAATGAATACATGGACAACAAGCGCATGTACAGGGATTCCAAAGATGACACAACAAAACAATATATGATATCCGCACTGGATCGGTATATGGACAGATTAAGCGGTGAACTCGAAGAGCTTATTCGTGATGCCGATTGTCACGAGGAAAGAAAAATGATAAAAAAGTATCTAAATAAAATACAAAGTGTGTAAAACAAGGGGTGGCATGTGGCTGCCTCTTTAAATGTGTACAGAAAAAATGTGCCAACCTTTGGTATAATATACTTAACGCATACACGATGGGTGGAGGTAGGTTATGATCATATGTGTGATTTTATTTTGGATTTTAATAGATTTATCAGCACCACCATGGATTTTTGCAATATTATGCATTGCAGCATGCCTAAATCTTATA